ATCATTTAAACTTTTAGGATTATTAGCAAGTTCTTCTGCTCTTTTTTTAACAAGCTCGTCGTATTGTTTGCTAGTTATTTTACCTGACTTTAAGTATAAACACTCCACCAAAACAACATTTTCATGTTGAATGACTTTTACTATAGCCATTGGTGATTTTCCTTTATCAAGTCTGAATATTCCTCCATAAGAGTTATTGTACTTTAAATTACAAAGCTCTCTAAGTTTCACTGCATCTCCAAGTTTAGTTTATCATTACGCTTCTTGTACTCTTCAGACTCTCTGGCCTTCTTGTCTATCCAGCTATCAGGTATCGTGTCTTCACTAAACCATCTGAAGCCATTAGCCGTTGCCCACTCTGCGTGTGATCTTTTAGTACCATCTTTCCTACGCTTCGCTCCGGGCATAGGTGCAGAAGGATTTGCAAACAAGAATACAAGCTCTGTATTTTTAGGCAGATTCTTCTTTACCCAGACGTATTTGTTATACTCTTGGAAGTCCCAGAAACGTCCCTTAGATTCAAGCAGGATTGTCTTTCTACCTATCTTCCTAACAAAGTCAGGCTCATATTTGTGTTCTATGACATAGGAGACATACTCTGTGTGATGATTCCAATCCTTTAGGATAGACTCATGTAGAACAGCCTCCCAGATAGAGTCGTACTTACTGCCATCAGGCTTCAAATACTTCTTTGGTCTAGGGACTCTGGGCTTCCTCCATCCACTTTTAGCTTTACTTTTGATAGGATGCCAGCCTTTCAAGATCAGTCATAGATATATTTTCTATAACCATGCCTTGTTTAAATAGTTTCTTAATGCTTTTCCTTACCCACTTGGGAGAGTAGAAGCTCAGTCTGAGGCTTCTGTTAACCATGAAATAATTAGTGGGAGGTATCAAAGAGTAGATGTTATCTAAATTAACTTTATCTTTTTCGTCACCATCGACAATAGATTTCAGCCATTCAACCAATATTTTGTCTGTCTGTCTGCTGATTCTTTTACAAACTTTCGGACTCATTGTATGAATAACTCCTGAACATTAGGGGTAGATGTGACTCTAGTAAAATACTTTATACCGTTTGAATACTTAAAGGCTCGTAAGCCTCTGCCGTTATTGGCATCTGACCAACATTCGTTCTTAAAGTTGCAGTAGACGCAGCTTGAAGGCAGTTTCAAGTTACCTTTCTTGCCTTCAGGGATAGGGGAGTAGCACCTTTCTGGAGGGGAGTCGGAAACTAAATCAGACTTTAACCTTTCTATTCTAGTCCTGATATTGGGTTTTGTCAAGTCTCCGGGGCGAAGTAAGGCAAGTTCTCCTGTTTCTTTGTTGATAGCTAAGAACCCACCATTAGATGTTCCCTCAGACTCCTCATAGCCAGCTAACTGGTGCATATAGCCAAAGGGATCATCGTTATGTAGAGTGCCTTCCTTGAACTTCTTGAATCCAAAGTTTGATGCTGTCTTTATATCTATAACTTCACCGTCTATCTTGCAGTCCATGTGGCCCACAATGTCATCTACTTTGACTTCTTTCTGTTCATCAGTAACCTCATGCCCCGAAATCTTTGCTAGCAGTAAAAGAACTTCTTCTAAGATGTGCCCATAAAGAAACTTTATGTAGACATGAGGCTTCACGCCTGTGGGAGATGACTCTGAATTAGACTCGTACCATAACTGCCTAGCAGGGCGTCCTATATTGCTCATACGCAGCCCTTTGCTCTGCTTATGTGGTTGAGTCCAGTGTAGAAGAACGCCTTTCATACGCTCCCCAAAGTCCTCCACAAGATCTTTTGAGATCTCTAGTTCTTTTCCCTGAGACAAGGATGCGAGACTCTCGTAGATGTCATCTACCAGATTGTCTAGATCTTTAGAAGAGTTCAAACTGCTCCACCTTTGGTTGTCTGTGGTTGATGAATCTAAGCTTTCTTGTTTTAGAATTATAGTGGAGATACTCAACCCCAAGTTTCTTTTGTACTGGGGTTCTTGAAGACAGTCTCCCGTCTTTGTAAGACTTCACATCTATCAGTTTTACTTCACCGTCTGGGTCTACTGCGATCAAATCTATTGGGCCTGTGCAGCCACAGTTTCTAAATACATGATAGCCCTGATCCCACAAGAAGGTGATGGCGTAGTGTTCTGCCATGTCTCCTTTAACATTAGGATCAATGTGTTTGCGACCAGTTTCTTCCGACATGATACTCTCCATCTAGAGGACAATTTAAATTAAAATGTTTACCAGCTTCTATTATCGCTCCGACACCTAAGTTGCCTACCGTGTCAGAACACATCTCTTCTGCTTCGATCTGCCATTCGTCATGTACATTGGCTACGAAGTGTGCATCAAGACCCTGATCTCTCATCCTGTTATTTAGAGTGACAAGAGCCTTCTTCATTACTATAGCACCTGCTCCCTGAAGAAGTGTATTAAGTGCAGCATGTTCCGATCTTACAAATAACTTCCTACCATCTAAGCCTTTGAGGTAACCTCTCGAAGCTGCTCTTCCAACTTTACTTTTAAGAGACTTGAATGCTGGCAGATTATCAAAGAAAGATTGTCTAAGTCTTGAACCAAGACGCTTACCTCCTCCAGCCACACTTCCAAGCTTCTCATCTCCTGCTCCGTACAAGAGGGCATAGATGAAAGTTTTAGCCTGAGATCTTGATTCAAGTCCCGCAAGCTTTTGATTAGCGGTGTGTATGTCTCCGTTAATGATTTCATCTGTGTAATCCTTGTCATCCATGTAGTGTGCCAGCATTCTCAACTCAAGTCCACTGGCATCTATACCAACAAGATTATAGCCTTTTGGTACAGTCCATAGCGCTCTGCATTTGTTTCCGTAGGGAGAACTAGAGGAAGGCACCTGAGCCATGTTGGGTTCTCTGTGGGTCATGCGACCAGTGATAGCTCCATTAGGTATGACGAAGCCATGCACTCTTCCATCCTCTTGCACTGCCTCGCCCCAAGACTCTATCTGTGACACACGCTTTTGATACATCAGGTATGCATTGATAAGGTCAGCCTCTGGTATGCCCTTCACCTCTGCTAAAGTTTTCTCGTTGACTATGGGCCTGCCGTGAGCAGTAAACTCTGTAGGCTTCCAGCCAAAGTCCTGTAAGTACTCTCCTACCTGCTGCCTAGAACCTAGATTAAAATCTTTCGCTCTGCTGCGTATGACAGGTTCGCAGTCTTCGACAGAGTAGTTAGCCTTCTTTAGTTTGATTGTCATGAGATCATGCTCTGCCTTTGACAGCCGAACACCTGAACCACTGGCAAACTCACATGAGTCAGCAGTCTTACTTAGCTTTCCTTGAGCGGTAACTCTTGGGTAGAGTTTAGTTTTGGTAACTTTTGGTTTGAAGACGTGTTTAACTTTTGCTTCTGTTTTAGCCACCACCTCACGCAACTCAGCAAGTAGTAACTCTGCTCCCATAAAATCGTATAAGAAACCATGTCTCTCTTGCTCCTTCAGTATGTCAGCTACATCATGCTCCAGCTTTACAGACTCTTTGCTGAATCCCTGTGACTCCTTGCGAAGCTCATGATATACCTTCTCATTTAAATTAACATCTTGAATACAGTAGTCCAGCATCTCGGTGGAGAACCCCTGATCGAACTTGTCAAACTCAATCTTACCTGAACCTAGCTTGTAGCCCCAAGGCTTGAGACCATGACCAGCTTCTCGCACAGGATCAAAGAGGCGGGATAGAACAAGAGTGTCAACAACCTTCTGTCCTGCTCCTAGAGTCCTAAACCTAGTTAGATCTCTAAGGACAGGAAGATCGAATCCAATAATGTTGTGACCAATCAGTTCGTCAGCATCCGATAGTAGCTGACATCCCTCATCAATTTGATCTGGCCCATAGGTGTATAGTGTCCCTGTGTCGATGTCTTTAGCTACAATGCACCATATCCTAGTGGCATCTAGATCATCAGTCTCTATGTCAAAAACTAATTTCATTATTCAAACTCCAAGGCTATCTCTTTTTCCTCAGAATCTGAGTTAGTCAGTTCATCTGTGTCCACCTCGCTCAGTCTCCCTGTGTCATTGTCAAACACCAGTTGAGTAGCGAGTCCAACGTCACCAGTGTATCTGCTCTTCAGGACTCTAACTCTTGTGGTAGCTGCTTCAAGAGGATCATCTGACTGCTGGTTTCTCTCAAGTGAGATAACACAGTCTGACAATTGTGCAATAGACTGACTGCCTCTGAGATGGCTCAGTCCCGTCTCTATGCCGTTCTCGTGTCCCTTGTTACCATCCACACGGCGAAGATGAGATACCAGTATGATACCTGCTCCTGTCTCTTCTACCAGCGTTCTTATGCGGTGCATGATAGCGTCAATAGATCTGCGTTCATCTCCCTCAATTGTTGTAGAGACTAGCATGTGGAGGTGATCAATGACTACCCATTTACAGCCACATCCTACAATCATAAATCGTAGCTTGCTGAAGATAGAGTCAATGTCATTAGCCCCAAAGTGTGCGTGAATCCAAACACGATTTGCATTCTCGCCATCATAAAGAACGTCAAAGAACTTATCTAGCTCTTCCTCTGTAAACTGCTCACGTATGCGGTCAATGTGTAGCTTTGCGTTGGCTTCGATAGAAAGAATACCATCAACTGTTCTGTTGAATGTTTCCTCCAGTGCAATGACACCTACGTTGTGAGGCGTGGATTTAATTAACCAATGCTCAAGCTCTCTGGTTACGCTTGTCTTTCCTAGCCCTGTACCACCAGTCAGCGTGACCAGTTCTCCGGGGCGTAGACCCTCTAGCTTTCTGTTTAATCCTTCCCAAGGAAAAGGGTAGGACTTGACCTTCTCTCGGTTCTTGTACTTATCCCT